GCATCGGCCTTGACGGACAGGTCACCCCCGACGCTGGTTATCGCCGGCAGTTGCGCATCGGCCTTGACGGACAGGTAACCCCCGACGCTGGTTAGCGCCGGCAGTTGCGCATCGGCCTTGACGGACAGGTAACCCCCGACGCTGGTGACAGTCCTCGCGTATTCGATGTTTGCGTTAGTTACAATCAATACTCCTTCGTGCTTCATTTCCCTTCTCCTTTAGCGGCGAGGATGGCGGCGCGGCCGGCATCGGTGAGGAAATAGCAGGTATCGCCCGGCGAGCAGTCGCAGTGCCACGCCCCGCACCGCTCAACAACTTCGCGATCTTCGATCAAGCCGTATTGCTCGGCGGTTTCTTGCAGCCAGCAGCCGTCCAAGTCTCCGCAACCGTCACGGTGAGCCTCAAGAACGGCGCCAGCGAATCCGGCAATCGCATCCCTCGCGTCGTCCTGCGAGGCGGGGACGGGGGCGGCAAGCGCGTACAGGTTGCGGATGACGGTCAGGTCGCCTTCTGCCTGCTCAAGTCGCTCCGCCAGCGCGTCAGCACGGGCGCGCTCGGCAAGGCAGCGGTTGCGCAGTTCCTTTACAGCGTCGGCATCATGGTTGAGCCCGACCACTTGTAGGTAGTGGATGGCGTGGTCAATGTCCAAGCCAATCTTTTCGTTTCCCATCTCTTTGTCCGTCATGTCTGGTGCTCCTTAGGTGAATAGGTCGATGGCCTTGCGCTCGACAGTGACAATCGTGTCATTGTGTGCGCCGCCATGCGCTACTAGCAAAACCTCAATAAGATGGAACCCGTTTACCTCGCCAAGTCCGCCGCTGTTCCAGCCAGCGCAGATTGCGATTCCGCCCGGCTTAACAATCCTCGCCGCCTCGCGCTTCCTGTCTCCATAAAAGCTCGACTGCGTGTCCTCCATGTGGACATTCATGCCGGCAGCCTTGTAACACTCTGAGATTTGGCGAGGACTGTACGGAGGGTCAAACAAAACCCCGTTTACGCTTTGATCGTCAAAAGCCCTAAGAAATTCAAGCGCCTCCATGTGGTGCGTGGTGTCAACGTCGGAATTCAAATCATTGGTAGCGATGCACCAACGCTTAAACGGGCTGTTGCGTGCAAACGGGTCAACAAACCCGCCTCCGCCAATATACCGACCAATCAGCGCAGAAATTGGCTCGATTGAGAACGTGTCTGCATTCGGCATTGCCCATGCACGGCTAAACTTTACTTGCACCGGTTGTCCTCCTGCTTATCGCGCCAAATCTCCTCACGCCACACCTTCACATCCGGCGGCGCCTCGAAGCCAAGCCGAACCGTACGGCCGACGACGGCCTGCACGATGACAACCACGTCGTCGCCGATGCGGATGCGCTGGCCTGGCCTTCTGGTGAGTATCAGCATGTCCGTTGCTCCTGTGGTTAGGCCGCGCCTTTCCGGCTGGTAAACGGCCTGCCGGCACCACGACGCGGGTCGTGCCCTTTCGCAAACGGTCTGCCGCGCGCTGCCTTGGTACGCAGGCCGATATAGTTCGCCCGCCACTGAACCTGCAGGTTCGACAGGCCGAGCCGTTCGGCGCACCAGACGGCTCCGCGCTTGGCGTACTCGCGGCGAAGTAGTGCGTCTTGCGGGGCAAGCCATACGTGGCGGGTCATGCCTGCAGCTCCACAAGCCGGTCGTCGATGATCGAAGCCACAGGCGACATGGAGGCGGCCTGCTCAAGTTCGCGCTCCAGTTCGGCCAGGAACGCCAGCACCTCGCGCTCTACGCCGGCAATGTCAACGTCCTTCCGGTGGACGCGGCGGATCATCAGTTGCAGGTGCGGCGGGAAGCGCGGGTCGTAGGTGGCGAAGTCGCACCATTGGGCGCCGCTTACCCACAAGTTGAACGTGACTTGCGGGATGTGCTCAGGCGGCACGACCCCGGCCTTGAGCCAGTTCCAGTGGGTTGCTGACTTCGGGCACTTGAACTCCACAATGCCGGCGAAGCCGTCAACGTCGCCATCGACGGAAGCCCCGACCATCAGGTCAGTTGCTTGCAGGAAGCCAGTCTCACGCACGATTAGGCCGGTGTGCGCCTCGTAGGCCATGCGCGCGTAAGGCTCCTGCTCGGTGCCCCACTTCATGTCGGCCGACACAAAGCCATCGGCAGACGGCAGGCCGGTCAGGCGTTCGATCAGCAGTTCCGTGCGGTAGTCGCGGCGCGCGGCAGCCTCTCCGGTCTTGATCTTGGCCAGAATGTCCTTTGCCCGACTTCCGGTGGCGCGGCCGGAGCGGGCCGCTTTCCATTCGTCGCTGCCTTGCTGGACGTTGATGACGGTGAAGTTCATTGCTGCACGACCTCCACCGTCATGTTGTTGCGGATTGCCTCAAGGCGCGCGGCAACGGCGGCCTTGATTGTCTTGTGCGATTCGATGTCGTGCGCCTTCTGGCACTCGGCAGACCAGCCCTGCCACTTCGCTTGCAGGGCGGCGGCGTCCGTGATCGTGGCGACCTCGGCAACGATGGCGTCGGCGTCTACCTGCACTTCCTCGACGACAACCGTTGCACCCATGTAACGCTCGCGCGGCATATCCTGGGCTTCCTCGGTAACCAGCATCCCGCCGATGGCTGCCGGGTAGGCGGCGCGGATGCCCTCGGCGATGCAGCGGGAGCGGAGCATGGCGCGCGGGTAGTTCTTCCAGTTGTCCTTACCGACGAGGCCGATACGGCGAGCCTGGTCGATGGTCCAGCGGATGCGCGCCTCACCTTGCGGATGGCTGAAAGTGGCTTCTGCGGCTTCGTCGCTGAGTTCGTGCCACGTCACCTTTCCGCCGGCCTGCTGGAAGCGGGCCAGTACGCTGTGGGTCTTGCGGGCAGCGCGGCCTTGGATGATGTCGTAGTCCTGCGCGATGGTGGCCGGGTGAGCGCCCTCGGCCTGCGCGACCAGCATCAGCGCAAGCGCCTGCTCGGTCGTCTTGAAGCCAAACAGGCCAGATTTCGCCATCGCGGAAGCCATTCGGTCAACTTTCTCAAGCGGAATCAGTGCGGTCATGGTGTTCTCCGTTACGGTTTGCAGCTTTCGGCCAGCGTCCCGTCCGCCCGCTCGCACGGGCTGTACGAGATGGCGCTGAACGTCAGCAGGAGGAGGATGGCGGCGAGGAGGCGCTCGGCGGTGATGGACATGTCAGCGGCCCCCCCGCGCAGCGAGCATCGCGTCGGCCATGCGGTATGCGAGTTCCGCGGTCTTCTCGACCGTCGGCATGTTCGGGTCTGCGCAGATTCCGGCCAGGGCCTGACCGGCGAAGTAGTCGCGCAGGGTCATGCCGTACTGGGTCGGCGCGCACTGGCCACCGCGGTTGGTCGGAGTGACGGGGAACGCAGTGATGTCGTTCGGGTTCATGTCAGCGGCCCTCCACCTTGGCGAGGATGCGACAGATACGCTCAAGGCTTTCGTCAGGGAATGCGGAATCGCCCGGAGCAAGCATCCAAGATGCAACCTCATTAAGCGCCTCATACATCTCCGGCGCTGCGGCGATAAGGCGGGCGTTTGCATCAGTTCGCGACTCTGAAGCTCGATACCAGACGGTACAAATGTCGTTTGTTTTGTTCGCCACACAAGCCGCTAGAGGCTGTTTTGTAGAAATAATCCCGTAACGAATTGCGTCGTCATCGCTAATAGATGACGATTCCCAGATAGAGACTGCTTCCCATGGCCCAGGAGTGTGCTTGCTCATGTCAGCCACCCCGCTTCCATTCAAGCCGCTCGGCTTTCCACCAGTCGGCCGCTTCGTAAATGCCTTCCGCCCACGCGGCAGCTAACATGCGGCCGGCTTCGCAAGGATCGTTCTTGGCGATGGCGTAGATGCGCGCGAGACGCTCAGCGGAAATCCGCTCCACGACCGCCTCGAAATACACGCGCGTCTTGCACTGGTTGTAGATGACGAACGGCTCGATGCCTTGCTCAAGCGCGTCGATGATTTCGCCCTTCGCTTCGTCGAGCGCGGCCTCGTGCTTGTCGCTGGCGGCTTCGGCCTCGAACGCCGGGTTGAACCAGACGTCTCCGGGGCCTTTGTTGACTGCGTTGGTCATGTGGTGCACCTCCGTGGTGGGTGCGGCCATAATCACGCAACGTAGTAACCGCGTCAACACACAACGTGAGTGATTCGGGCGCAGCCGACGAACGGTATGCCGCGTGCTACCGAGTCGAGGTCAGGAGCGAACGCCTCAAACCCGCCGGCCCATCCGCGACCGCCTCGTTTCGTGCCTTCTTGATCCTTGCGCCAATACCGTTCATCGGAAAGTAGCCAACCACGTATTGTGTTTGTTGTCTCCCACGTATCGGGGCCCTATCATCACGTTACGTGGGTGATTCAAGGGCTAAGACATGAACCGCATTGCCGAGTACCGCAAGAAAGCCGGCCTCACCCAGGAGGAACTGGCGGACCTCTGCGGCTGGTCCGGTAACGGCCGCATCTCGAACTACGAGACCGGCCTGCGGACCCCGAGCACGAATGACCTGAACCAGATCCGCATTGCCCTGCACGTCAAGCGCGTGAAGGTCTCGTTGGAAGTTCTGGCCGGCCTTACCGAGCCGAAGACGGCCTGACCGCAATGGCCGACAAGAAGCTCACCCAGATCGCCGTCCACGTCTCGGACGACACAAAGGTGCTCGTCAACCGGTTCGCTGACAGCGCCGAACGGGAATTCCTGGGCGGCTAATGAACACCAGCGCGGATAGGTTCGCTACCGAAAGCAGGTAATCCCGGCCTGTTTCCGCCGCTGGCCACTTTATCGGGAGCGTAAGGGACGCGCATGGCACGCATCAGATCAATCAAGCCGGAGTTCCCCCATAGCGAAAGCATGGGGCGAGTGAGCCGTGACGCTCGGCTCCTGTTCATCCAGCTGTGGACCCTC